CAACTCCCATTCCTAAATAACCGAAAGCAATTTTTTCTAAATCACGCCAAGAAAGTTTTTTATTTACTTCTTGGCTTTCGGCTTTTTTTCGTTATTCCCTCCCATTTGTTCTGTTAGTATTTCCATTGCTCTTCCAATACTATCAAAATCACCATCTATTAAATCAGCTAAGTCATCAATACTTAATTCACATTCTTGCTTTGCAGCTCTATAACCATCCTCAATTCCACAATATATTAAATTTAAAGCGTCATCTAAAGTCATATCAGTTCCAAGTTTATCTAAATCTTGTAATGATGTTTTTGTTTTTGAGCTGTATTTACGCAAAGCATTAAATCCAAATTTGATTGGTAGCTTTTTTTTTTTTATTTCTATAAAAGTATAATTCATTTTTTTTTGTTTAGTTTAGAAGGATCATAGCAAAGGCACTAAACAAAAATCAGTGCCTAAGCTAATCACCTTTGTTATTATGTTACAGTTTGAGTTAAAGCTCCAGTTCCTTCAATAGTTAGTGAATAAGTTGCAGTGTCTTCAGTTCCACCAGTTAAACTTACAGATGTAATAAAACCACTTCCAGAATAACTTACGTCACTTGTAGCTTGAGTATCACCAAAAATAAAATCAACTGAGGCTCTTGTTAATATATTACTATTAACTAAGTCATCAGCTCCATTTGTTAAAGCTGTTCCACTTGCATCAGTCCATGCATAAGCACCATCAACATCAATAGAGAAATCTCTTAATCCTTCTAAGATTTCTTTATATCCGCCACTTTCTTTATTTGTAATCTCTCTAGGAGAATGATTTATGTTTATTGTACAATTTTGAGCAAAGGCAACAAGATTAGTTGTTCCAGTGCTATAAACTTTCAATTCAGTTCCATTTAAAATAGCCATTTCTTTTTATTTTTTATATTAATTAATTATTTTCTTCGGCAACTTTTTCTTTTGCCTTTTTTTCTTTTTTCTCTTTTAAGTAACCATTATCTTTTAAATAAGCAATAGTTTCTTCATTCTTTATTTCCATTTCAGTTCCAGCCATTATTACTTGACCAGCATACCTCCAATTTTTTTTCAATTTTATTTTCATATCTTTTATTTTAACTTGTTGGATTTATTTGTCTAATTTCAAAATCTAAAGCCTTTCTATAAATGCCAGCATCACCGCTAGTGTCATCAAATATATCATTGTAACTTTGAAATTGACTTGATTGTATTTGTTCGCCTCCATAAGTTCCTTCATTTATTCTATCCATTGCAACTCTAATCTTTTGAGCTAAATCAGATGCTTGAGAATATGTTTCACTATAACAAGAAATCATAACACTATTTGTGTCTAATGTACTTGCACCATCTTTTGTATCATTAGGATCAACCCCAGTTATATCATAAATGATAAAAGGAAATGTTGTTGTTTGCGGTGCTACGTTAGGAAATATCCTAGTACCTACCAAAGTATTTACATCACTATCATTATATAAAATATTATATATTGCTTTTCCTATCTGCATTTTAATAACCTAATCTACCATATTTTTGCATTCTTTTTTCATGTCTTTTTATAGCTTTTGCTACAACATCTTCTGCATTTTTAAATGCATTGTTAAGCATTAAATCTTTAGTTTCATCAAAAGCTGGTTTCATATAAGGCTGATTTTTTTTTCCAAAACCTCTGCCTCCAAACTTAACTTCTTTTCCATACTCAATCCATGCTCCATAAAAACCACTTAAAGAATACATTTTCTTTTTATTACTTCCTTTATATCCTTCTGTTTTTTTTGCAAATCTACCTTTTACTCTTGGACCAACATAACCTCCTTTGAATTTTTTACTAGCTTTTGTTCTAAAAAATCCAATACTTTTTCCAAGTTGACCAGTTCCATTTGGACTTTTTGCTGAAATAGCATCAGCTTTTTGTTTTGCTGATTTTACTAATGGCTTTGATAATTTTCTAAAAAATTGCGCCCAAAGAGCATCTTTACTAATTACTTTAGGTACATCATTAAACATATCATTAATCTCTTTAATACCTAATAAAGTTATACTATTTCTATTTCTATATATAGCCATTAATCTTTATTTTCACAAATTATTTCTAAAAAAGCTGTTCTACCATCTATTTGATTTATTACTTTTGGAAAGTAATATTTACCATCATAAGTTAATCTTGATTGTAAAGATAAATTACTCATGTCTAAATTCCTAATGTATATGTGCAACTTAGTCATTCCAGTTATTTTTTCTGATTGATCTACACCTTCTGATCCTCCCTTCCATTCAATCGCAGCCCAAACAGTTCTAAATGATTCATAAGTTCTTTCAAGTTCACCATAAGAATTTCTTGATGTGCTTACATTTTCAATTACAACTCTTCTATCAAGTTCGCCTATTGTCATCCTATTATTTGAACTTTATATGTATCTAACAACCATTTAACGTTGAGAGGCAGCTCAGTAGATATGCGCCCTATAACCACACTATTTCTGTTTTGATAGAAATTCCCGATAGTTAAAAGGATAGCTTGTTTAATTATTTCTGGCACATCACTTGCCGCACTTCCATAACCTACTGTATATCTAACTAAAACAGCATCATTTCTTTTTGTAATATCTGGAAAACTTTGACCATCAACTAGTTGTATTTGTGATGGCTCATAATTTAGTTGAGCATCATAAACACTAGCACTTAATGTTTGTAAACTATTATCACTATCATAATATTTAACATGAGCAACCGAACTTACTTTGCTTTTAAATAAAGTTTCCAACTCTTTAAAACTACTAGCATATTGTTCAATTACAGTATCAATAAAAAATCTATTTGTATACTCTTCACTTAATTGTGTTGCAGCTTTGATAATAGATTCAATATAAGTGTCATCCGCAGTTGTATCAACCTTTAAATGACTTTTAGCCTCAGTTAAACTTATTGGATAAGTAGATGCTGGTGTAATTACTTGATATGTTTTCATTTTTAATAGTTTATAAAAAAAGGAGTGATGGTCAGTTCCACCACCCCTTTTCTTGAATTAAATATTAATACTAAGCCTCTAAGTTTTTGTGGAATGTAGTTGCTTGAACAGCACCTGCATCAACTAAAGATGTTAGTACATATCTTGGCTGACCAATTCCAGCATTAGTATAAATGTCATATACAACATCTAATCCACCAAACTGAGCAATGTGAACTTTAGAGAAATCTCCAAATAAAGCCGCAGTTTTTGAAGCTGTTCCACCAGAGTTTAAGTTAGATGTTATAAATGAGAAATAACCATTTAATCTTTTATCAGTAGAATCATATAATGCTTTTACAGAATCAATTTGAGCTAATCCTTTTACATCAGCATAAGCAGCTGGATTTATTATGTAAGCCATTCTAGCTCCCTCTAAAGAAACGTTAGCAGCTAAAGTGTCAGTTTCCATTTTCTCAACGTTAGCCACAGAAATAACAGATGTTGCAGAAGATGTTGCATCAGCAAATAAAGATGCTGGAGCATCATCAACGTCATCATTTGCTAAGAATGCTGATTCCATTGTTGAAGCAACTGATTGAGCCATGTTTCTTCTTAATGCAGCCTCTAAAGATGTATTTTGCAATACAGATTCAGCTGATACATTAACAATAGAAATACATTTCTTTGGGCTTAAAGTTAAAGATGTTGCAGTTCCATTTGCATCTGGAGCTGTTCCACCAGTTTCAGCAACGAATCCAGAATTAATTGCTGAAAATACTCCAAACTTCATGTTGTTTACTCCAGAGTAAAAATTAGCACCAGCACTTGCTAAAACTAAGTTTGCTTCTAATTGGTCAGTCCATGACATAAATTGAGTAGCATTTCCAGCTGATGTTGAAACAGCAGCTCTTGTTAAAACGCTTGAAGGAATAGCAATTCCTTTGTAAGATTGACCAGTGTATCTAGATTCATTTCTAGCTTCTTGATCCATTTCTTTTACAAGTCCTTCTAATCTACCATTTGCAGCTTGTGCTAAAGCATCTTGGAAAGAGTAATCTCTCACTTCTTTTTCTACTTTTGTACTTGTAACTCCAGAAACAACCGCAGCATTACGCTTGATAGTTTCCATTTTTTCAGCTCTTTCAATCTTAGCATCTAGGTTATCTATTTCAGTAAGTAACCCATCAACTTGATTGTTTTCGTCAGAGGTTAAATCTCTTTCCTCAGTTGTAGCAACATCCTTAATGTTTTCCAACTGAGAAATAATGTCTGATCTTTCCTCCTTTAAAATAATTGATGTTTTCATTTTATAATTTTTTTTTATTTATTTTCTCTTTTTTAATTCAATATTTAATGAGATAAGAGAATTTCTCACTAAATTGTTTTCTTTTTCTTCAATAATTTCTTCTTTAGTTTCCTCAACTAAACTTTCTTGATATTCTTTTAAACCTCTTTTAGCAACAACTAAATCAGATTCAGCCATGTTGTAAGCGGGGTATGTGACGGGGCTAACATCATATAGCCTATCTA